AAGAGGTATTTGAGTCAAATGATCTGATAAGATATTTTTATAGCCGCACATTAGCCAGTGAAAAAGTGTATCCAAAAACAAATACTGATATACAAAATTTAGAGACGGCGTTAAGAATTTCTGGTGGGGGAGTTGCTATGAAACCGAGCAACTTTCCAATGCAGACTGTCGACCACATATTGAAATATTACAATGTGAATAACAAGTATTATGATTTTAGTTGTGGTTGGGGTGTAAGATTACTAAGCGCAATCAAAAATAAAGTAGAGTATTATGGGACAGATCCTAATAACTTGTTGGTTGACAGATTATTTGAAATGGCAAAGGATTATGATACAGCCAACCTAACAGATAGCAAATACGACATACGATGCCAGGGTAGTGAGGTGTATGTGCCTGAATGGGAGAACACAATTGGATTGGCTTTTAGTAGTCCTCCATATTTTAATCTTGAAGATTATAGGGTAGGTAATCAATCGTATAAACCCGGAACTACTTATCAACAATGGCTAGACAATTATCTTAAGCCCACATTGGTGAACATCAACAAATATCTAATTGCTGAAGGTAAATTGCTAGTTAACATAAAGAATTTTTCAAATTATAAATTGTACGAGGATACTTTATCCTTGGCAAAAAGTTTGGGCTATCATCATATACAGACCACTGACCTTAAGAATAAGGTACGACCTAGTGCCAAATCAAATCTGAATACAGATGAAAGCATAATGGTACTGTCCAAAAACAAAGTCGAACCCACAGGTATCATGTTGTTTAACTTTGGGTAAAGGCTGTACCTAAGTTAGTTGACATATTCGCAAACACCTAGTATAATATACGTATATTATTCTACTAAATAGGTGTACTTGTGAAATATGCTCTGATTGATACTGCTAATACATTCTTCCGTGCCCGTCACATCGCAAGTCGCAACAGCGATACTTGGGAAAAGATCGGCATGGCACTACACTTGACACTTGCTAGTGTAAATCAAGTTGTGCGTAAGTATGGCATCGACCACGTTGTATTCTGTCTTGAAGGTAGATCGTGGCGCAAGGATGTATATGCACCTTACAAGGCACATCGTAAAGTTGCTGAAGCATCACTCACAGAAGCAGAGCAAGAAGAAAACAAGATGTTTTGGGAAACGTATGATATGTTCACTACGTTCCTTCGTGAGAAGACTAACGTTAGCGTACTCAGACATGAGCGGGCTGAGGCAGACGACCTTATAGCACGATTTGTATATCTACATCCCAATGATGAACATGTGATCATCAGTAGCGACACAGACTATGTTCAATTGATTAGTGAGAACGTGAAGCAATATAACGGTGTCGCTAACCAATTGATCACGCTAGAAGGTTATTTTGATGACAAGGGCAAGCCTGTCAAGGACAAGAAAACAAAAGAGCCTAAACTGTTAGGCGACCCGCAGTTCCATCTCTTTGAGAAGATCATGCGCGGTGACGCCGGTGACAATGTGTTCAGTGCATACCCAGGTGTTCGCACTAAGGGTAGCAAAAACAAAGTCGGTCTCATCGAGGCTTATGCGGACCGTACTAAGCAAGGCTTTAATTGGAACAACATGATGTTGCAACGTTGGGTTGACCCCGATGGTGTCGAACATCGTGTGCGTGAAGACTATGAGCGCAATCGACTATTGATCGACTTGACCGCACAACCTGACGAAATAAAGGATAAGGTAGATGCTAGCATCGCTTCAGGTGTGCGCACACAAACCACACCGCAAGTAGGCATTCACTTCATGAAATTTTGCGGTAAGTATGAATTGCAAAAGATCAGCGACCAGGCCGATAGTTATGCTAAGTGGCTGAACAGTCCTTATAAGGGTGAGTTAGCATGATCAATAATAAAGGTTGGTTGAGACCCGGCACAAACGTTAAAGATAATGAAATGTTTTGGAAGGCATTACAGGAATGAATTTAGGATTAATCATAATTGATGATTTCTATGATGATCCTGATAGTATCAGGGAATTAGCCTTATCCTATGAGTATGCTCAGGATGGATTTAGTGAAGGATATAAGTTTGGTAACGCCCCATGGGCAGGAAAAATGAGCATCAATACACATAACCCTAGGTGGATAGATGCTAAAGTGTCTAGGATATTAGGTAAAAATCTATGTCAAATGCGTAACATGGATAGTGGAAAATTCAGATTAAGCCCTGAAGGAACAGTATCTAAAAATGTATGTCACGTAGATAGTATCCAAAAAAATTATTACGCCGGGGTGTTATATCTTAATAAGGATATAGTACAGCCCGGAACTATATTCTATACGCACAAAGACACTGGTATGGATCGTGCTATAGATAGTACACAGGTTATAAATTTATTAAAACACAAGGACGATCAAAACCTTAATCAATGGAACATAAATATGGTTTCATATGTCACATATAATCGCTTGATCGTTTACCCTGGAAATAAGTTTCACAGCCCCGGACCTAGTTTCGGTACAGGGAATGACAGTAGATTAGTACAAATTTTTACTTGGGAAGAAATCATTTAAAGAGGATAACATGACAGAATTAATCGCAAACCTATCATCAAAGAATTTTGGGAGGCTATAAGAAATGAGTGACACATTAAACAAAGATATGCTATGCAAGGATTGCATACATGCATTCGTTTCCTGGTATGACTACCCAAACAAATTATTGACTCCTGGACAGCAATGGTATAAGTGCAAGAGAACAGGTAAGAAAAGTGTAGTAGACTTTAATCCGGTGACCGGCGGTAAGACATTGCCTGCGGATTATAAGAATTGCTATTGGGAACGAGGATATTCTGGGGATTGCGGAAAAGAGGCTAAATACTGGTCTCCAAAGAATAAGCATGACCTATTCAAACTTTTAAAGAGGTAATTATGACAGAACTGATCGCGAAACCCATCATCAAAGACCAATATTGGGTCGTTACTGATGGCGATAAAAAAGTAGGGAACGTACAAGCCAACAGCGCCGGTTATGAGGTTGTGCTGAATGGTAGTGCATTGCAATTTAATAATACTAAGGACATTCAGTCAAAGACTAAAATCAGTTTTCAGCCCATGAAATCTGATAGGACTAAGGTCGAGATGCCCTATCCTGAATATCCTACTCCTGTTAGGACTTACAACAACATTTTCGATGTCAAGCGTAAGTTACATGTATTCACTAAAAATACCAAAAGCAAATGCTATCATGTAGCAGGATGGTTCAATATCGACCAAAATGGTCATAAAGAAACTGTTTTTTGCCCTAAATACATCTTTATCCAGCGTTATCCTTATAACGGGCCCTTTAAAACTCAAGATGAGGCCGTCAGTCAACTAAATAGTTAAGATGATTCATATAAAGAGGTTCTTTGATAGGGTTTCTCTCATGGAGAGCAAGAAGTCAAAAGACTTTGTTTTACCCATGTCAGAAGCCAGGGTTTTGAAGGATGAGATCGCAAAATTGCTAGCCGATCTTCATCAACTAAATTCTGAGGACAAGAATAAAGATGAAGTCATCAAAGTTGAGATAACAGGTGGAAGTTTTAAATGAGCAGAACGCAACCCAAGGTAATACTTGAACATGTAGATAAGACAACATACAAATGCGACCAGATCGTGGAAGCGAGTGGTATATGGGCCGTGTTCTATGAAAACCAACCGATCAACTTAAAGAGTCAACATTACCTCGCAAACGAGGCTGCACCGAAGTACAAAAAGACTAGTTTCAGCAATCCAGGTCATGCAAGAAATCTCTGCCGTAAATTGAATGCGCAATTCAAGACGGATAAGTTTACTGTTGTATTCATGAACCAGGGCCGTCAAGTTTACCCTGATGAAGACTAAACGAGATTTGACTCAGGCATTAATAGATATCTTAGAGATAGATCAATCTCAACCTAAAAACGCAATCAACGATTTACTGTTTAAGTGGTGGGCTACTGGACGCAGTGGTAGCGGATTAAGATTGACTGAAGACGGTATGGAGGCATTTTCTCTAGCAGAAATAGAGTATTATGATTTTCCTGTGTTCTCTAATGAGAAATATAAGAGTATCAAAAAAGAAGATTTAAAAAAATTCACATTGAACCTAGGCAAGAAGTTGAAATGTCCGTGGTACATAGGTTTAAAAAACCAACAACCAAAATCAGCATATATACGAATATATGATAGCAAAATTGCTATGATGATAACTTTGTACGGAAGTTTCCTAGAATATATTGAATCAGCAAAAACATGAAAAAACCTATAACATTAGTAGAACAAGATGGCGCACAGAGATTGAGCCTAGCAAACGATCTTAGTTCACATTTAAGCACACATGCATATCTTTATCTACAACCAAACGGATGGTTCAACGACTTTCCTTGTGATGAAGAAGGGGTAACGCCATGGATGACATTTCCGGCTATAGCATTCTTGAAAGACGTTTTATCTAAAGAAAGCAAAGTGTTCGAATATGGTTGCGGATACAGCACAGTATTTTTTAATAATTATGTTGGTGAGACCGTAAGCGTAGAGCATGACATGACTTGGGTAGAGCGTGTAAAAGAAAATACACCAACTGCAACTATCCATACCATAGATCAAAATGCAAGAATTCATGATGATGCTATGGAACTAGTAAACAAGTTTATTGATACTTTCCCTCAAGTGCGTAGTGATGATAGAGATCATGACGTAAGACATGGATTGATCAACAATGAATTTGCAGGTTACGCCAGCACTATCTATAATTATCCACAAGGATATTTTGATGTGATCGTGTTAGACGGTATGGCTAGGGCATTGAGCGGTGTATTAGCAGTAGAGAGGGCTAGAGACGATACATTAATTATTTTAGATAATAGTGATCGTTGGCAGTATAATCATCTACAACAATATCTAGCAGACAAGGGTTATAAACGTATAGATTTCTGGGGTCCAGGATGGAACAATTATAATGCCTGGTGTACTAGTATTTTCTGTAAGAATTTTAGTTTTAAAAACAATAGGTTAGCAAGACCTGAAAGAGAAGGACCAATATTCACATGACTGAAGAAAAGAAACAAAAAAACCAAATGGCCGAATTGCTAGCGCGTAAAAAGGCTATGCAAGCAAATAATAGGGGACAATTTAACCCAAATAACGGGAAACAGGGCAAGGTTAGTAAAGGATTCGGTGGCCCTAGTGTT